TGTCCCTCAAAGGCTGTGTCAACAAAGGTGGATATTTCTCCTCAGTTGGTCAAATGAATTATATGGCTCGCGTTGTGGGCCACAACACCAATGCCAAAGATGGTGAATTGAGTTGGGGTGACAGTGTTCCCTCTGCAGTTGGCCAGAGCATCGTGATCCTTGAAGCTCCGATTATCGTTGAGTATGCAGGATCAACACCATGGGCCCAAGGCAAAACTGGTTGGGGTCGTCGCAGTCGTGACTTCTGCAGAGCATTTGTTGTTGATGGTGTTGGTGTGGTGGCTATGTACAAGATCCACCGCTCTTACGACGATTCAACTGGATCCTCTGGCCCTAACCCTAAGCGCACTGAGGTGATCTTCGAGCGTGACAACTCTCTAGCTGCTGAGAAGCTTGCTGAGTTGACAGCTGCGAACGATGCCAAAGCCAAAGCAATCGCAGATGTAAAAGCTGCTTCTAATTTCATCGGGGAGGTTGGTGACCGCCTAGACTTTCAAGGCACAGCACGTCTCGTCTGGAAAGGTGACAATCAGTGGGGCACAACATACATCTACCTCATCAAGACCCAAGATGGCAACACCATCAAGTACATGGGCAAGTGGCTTGGTGAAGGTGAGAGCTTTCCAATCAGCTTCAAAGCCACCGTCAAGAAGCACGAAGAATACAATGGCGAGAAGCAGACCGTTGTCAACCGTCCAATGAAAATTCAAGTGGGAGAGGACGCATGATCCCCTGCCCAGATTGTGAGCACACAGGCCACAAAGGCAAAGTTGAAAAGACTTTGTACCAGCGTTTCGGTGGGACGCTGGAGCCTGTTGGTGAGTGGGTTGATTGTGAGGATTGCAATGGCTCCGGAGAAGTCGAATGCGACGAGGACAACTGCGTTGATGGGTGGATTGAGGACGAGCGTCCGGAGAGCTGTGGCAGTGGCCCCAGCGAGCATTTCCACTGGGTGATGTATCGTGACCCATGCCCGAAGTGCAAGCCAGATGAGGAAGAAGACGATGGGTGAATATGATTGCTGCAATTGCGGGGAGACTTTCCATCTGCACGAGCCACCATTTGATGGTTCTAAGATTTGCGATCCTTGTCGTGAATCTTACAAATCTAGTCTGGCTGAAATGCTAGACAATCCTCTGGAGACTTTGGCCAAGTTGAACCTGCGAGGAGACAACCATGTGGGCAACTGAAATAATCAAAATTGGCGAGGGAATAAAACGTGTGGTGGAATATAAAGACATGACATATTCCGCAGCTATGAACAGTCACAACTATTACATGATGAGATATGTTGGCGACTACAAAACTTATTTTGTTTGGAGGGAACCACAATGATTGCGGAACTTTGCTTGTCGTTAGCTCTTTACCACGAGGCTCGTGGAGAGCCACTCAACGGCCAGAGAGCTGTGGCTGAGGTCATAATGAATAGGGTTGAGTCCAATCGCTTCCCTGACACCATTTGTGGTGTTGTCATGCAGCCTAATCAATTCAGCTTCGTCAGTCCCAATGGTTGGGCTGGCATTCCAACAGACGGTGACTTGTGGGCTGATGCAGAAATGTTCGCTCAGGACGCCATATTCAATCACAAGACTGGTGAGAAGTATTGGGGTGGATATTATTACCACTACCATGCCACTAGCGTTTCGCCTGTTTGGGCTGAAGAGATGTTCCCCGCAATGACAATCGGGACGCACATCTTTTATTCCGACAACCTAACCAAACCCAAGAAAGTGAGGCCAAAATTACGACCATGGAAATAGACAAAGCTCATGGCAGGTTCTGCCTAGCCAAAGTTAAGCTAGATGGTGATGCCATCCAGAAGTTGGCGGCATTGCCAGGATTCAAGAAGTGGATTGGCAGGGACTTGTTGTTTGCACCAACTGGAGCCAACATAAGCCACATCAACAAGCATTGGCCTAGGGCGGTGTGGTCGGAGGCTGCTTCGCCCATCCTAGACGATTATATTGAGACAATGCATCAAGCCGAATTGACTCGCAAAGAAAAGGCTTCAGCTCCGAAAGATCTGGGTGACTTCCTTTTCAAAACCAAGCCATTCGATCACCAGCGCAAAGCATTTTACATGAGTCGGGACAAAGAGTCTTTCGCTTTGCTCATGGAGCAGGGCACAGGCAAAACCAAAGTCATAATCGACAATGCTGCGTATCTTTATGCTTCTGGTGACATAACTGCGTTGGTCGTCATTGCGCCCAATGGGGTGCACCGCAACTGGCTCAACAAAGAGATCCCCGACCACATGCCAGAGTGGTGCAACCACTCGTCGGCATATTATTATTCGGGGATGAAGTCCAAAGACAAAGCCAAGTTTGACGACATATTGTCTGGGAAAGATGAGCTGAAGATATTTTCATTCAATGTTGAGGCTTTTGTAAGCCAAACAGCTGTGGCATTGATGAACAAGATCCTCCTGAGCAACAAGGTTCTTTTGGTGGTGGACGAAAGCTCTCGGATCAAACGTCCAGGAGCCAAGCGCACCAAAACAATCCACAAGTTTGCCAAGCAAGCCAAGTATCGCAGGATCATGACAGGCACACCAGTGACCAAAGGCCCAGAGGATGTGTACAGCCAATTCAGATTCCTCGATCCTTACATCCTCGGGTACGACAGCTTTTATTCTTTCAGGGCAAGATATTGCGTCATGGGAGGCTACGAGAACAAACAGATCGTTTCTTATCAATATATGGACGAGCTGACAAAAAGCATTGAAGGCCACTCGTTCCGAGTTTTGAAAAAAGATTGCTTGGACTTGCCGGACAAAATATATCAACGTCACTTTGTTGATCTTTCGCCAAAGCAGCGCAAGTTGTATGATTCGCTGAAAAAAGACTTCGTGGTTGAGTTGGAAGGTGACGTAATAGACGCACAGGAGGCCATAACAAGGCTCCTACGGCTGCAACAGATAGTTTGCGGGTGGTTTCCTGCCGAAGAGAAAGCAAGGCCCATAGACGACAAGAATCCTAGGCTTGAGGCTCTGAAGGATTTGCTGGGCAACATTGATGCCAAGGTGATAATCTGGGCACGCTTCCGAGCCGACATAGCGCAGATCGAACGGATGTTGGGCCACAAGGCTGTGAGCTACCATGGTGGCGTGTCGAATGACATGAGAGCCAAAGCTGTTGACAGCTTTCAGAATGATCCTAGTGTGCGCTACTTCATCGGCCAACCCCAATCAGGGGGAATAGGCTTGACGCTGACAGCTGCGTCTTATGCGATATATTATTCCAACAGCTTCGACTTGGAAACAAGGCTTCAGTCGGAAGACAGGTGCCACCGCATAGGCACAACCCAAAACGTAACATACATCGACATCGAGAGTCCCAAGACCATTGACTCAAAGATCATCAAAGCTCTGCGGGACAAAAAGAACCTAGCAGATGTTGTGACCAAAGATCCGATGTCTTTTTTCTTGTCGGAGGAGTGATGCAAGAACTTTCTGCATATGAACAAATGCAACTTAGGTGGTACAAATTTCGGGTGGATGAGGCTCAAGACAAGAGGTTCAACAAAGACGCACCAGAAGATGCCAAAAACAAATACCACATGGCCAGAGAAGACCTGAAAGAATTTGTTAGAGAATTAAGAGAAAAAGGGAGAAGAATATGAACAAGACTGATGAGATTATTAAGTTGCTAAAAACAGCAAGTTCAGGAGATGCCAAAAAGATCAACAAAAAAATAGCAGAAAAAGTCGGGTGTTCTTTGCAACACATATATGCTTGCAAAAGAGATCTGCGTAAAGGGAGAAGAATATGAGTGAGAGCAGTTTCTGGGCATTGTTGCGGAACAACCTTCCATTGAAGATGTACCGTGTTGAGAACAGAGTCATGCGTGGGATGCCAGATGTTCATTATATTTTGGACGGCAAGTCTGGGTGGATAGAGCTGAAATATATCGAAGACTGGGCCAAAAGAGGAAGGTTCACCAGTGGCCTAAGATCAAGTCAAACATTCTGGGCAGAACAACACATCATTGAAGGTGGCAAGAGTTGGTTCTTGTTCCGCATTGGCAGAGACTTCATGATATTGATTGATGGCCAGAAAGGCAAAAGGCTGCTAGAAAGACCCGCCAAGAAAGATGTTGTTGAAATGGCAACATGGCACAAGCAAGGCAACATGTCGTCTGAAGATTGGATCGAATTGGCCAATGTGATAGCTTGTTAGAATCCACCTTTCAACCCATCAAGAATCTCATTTAGGGTTGGGCGTTTGTCTTTCTTTTCATAAACGCAACTGAAAACTTTAGGACACTCAGAGAAACTTTGGGTTGGGTAATGATACCCCAGCCCACCGAAACCTGCGGTGAATCGGTATACACAGATTTTCTGGTCTGTATTTGGATCTGTTATTCTTTTCCAAAGGTGACATTGAACGTGTGTCGGGTTGGCGACTCCTGCCAACGCCACAGAAACAATCAAACTCGCTAACATTAGCTGATCCCCAAGTAAATAAGATAAATCCCTCCCCCTAACACCGATATGATTCCTAGCGAAAGTGCAGCTATGGCCATATTGTTCTGAATCTGGCGTTTTGCCTCCATGGCTCTGTAAACTGTCTCTTCCCGATCAGCGCGTATTTTCCGACGCATTCCAAGCATCTCGTCATAGGTTCCCAATCCGAACCTGTAATCTAACATAAATTTTATCTCTTTTTCTTTCTCAAGCAAAGTTTTTTTTCGAACGATGATGTCCATGGCTTCTTGCTCGATGTTTTCGGAACCATGAGTCTTTTTGTCTAGCCAAGTTGGATTTTTGCGTTGAGACTCCGCACGAGTGATGTCTGCGACTGCGCCATACCATGCACCAAGCTGCTGAGAAACATCGTGTATCTCCCTGCCAGCACCGACAAGCATTTTGACGCCTTTGAAAGCGGCATTGGCAGCGGCGAAGGCTGTGACAGGATCAATCATTTAGGGGGACAAAAGAGCTGCCCTGTCCTCTTCGGACAACCCTTCAATTATGCTCTG